GAGCGACGCGTCAACAAGTGTCTAGGAATGGAGTTTATCAAATGAACAAACAAAAATTCTGTCCTGGTTGTAGAATCAAAGACGGAGGGATTCAAGGCAGACCAATTTATGACAAATGGAAATTCTGTCAGTTTTGCGGTTGCATACTAAAAACAGAGGATAGAGACCTTTGAAACGCAACGCCGACGGTCGATACACTCTACTAGAAAATAGATTATGCCAATGTTGCTGTCCCTTTGAGATAATAGGTTGGCTTGAGCTCAACCAAATAGTCTGTGATTATTGTCACAAAGTCTGTGGGAGACCAGGTGAGCTATGAAAAAAAAGCGCGATCTCGCAATAGAAATCCGAAAGCGAATTGGCGTTGATCCCTCTGATTGCCGTAACATTATGATTTTTACAGACTCTCTATGTCAAACATTCCCAGCCATTGAAATTTTAGAGAGAGCTCTTGACTTGTATATTCAAACACCCGAGGCCAGAATAGAGAGATTAACTACTACAACCGTCGAGGTAAATGACACATGAGCGAGCAATTTGATTTAGAGTGTAGGGTATGCAAAGCCAATATCACATTCAATAATACTACTGAGGCTCTCCTTCATGAGATGTCTCACAAACTATCTGAAATTATAGAGGAATTAAGATTCATCAAGGCGGTCATACGAGATTAATGAAGCACATTTGTCCAAAATGCGGTAACGGTTGGAACTGCATACACTCCGAATCATGTGATCAAGGAATGGGTCTCACTTGTCCAATTTGTCACGCTGAGGAGCATGATTACAATCCAGACACTCACATCAAATCTCCTGGGGCTTTTAAAAAATGGGAGGCGTCTGTTAGATAATGGACCGACACCCGTTATCATGTGTTAATTGCGGACAACTAATTGACGAGCCTAAAACAACTATTACTATTATCTGTCCCAACTGTGGCCACACGTTGCTCGTTCTATCTTTTGAGGACTGGCTAGAAATGAAACGAAGCTATGAGGAGATATCTAATGGGCCGTAGAGGGTATTATCCCCCACTTACACCGCAAAGCGTTGATATGCTCCATGTCAAAAAATGCGAAAAATGCAATAAAGTCTTTCAGGTGGGAGACCTAACTTATGTTAAAGTAACCAGGCGTAGTATAGTTAAGACAAAACGCTATCATAAAGAGTGCTGGGACACTATCGGCTATTGAGTATTCGGTAGTTTATTCTACGATTGAGGCCCTATTTCGTATCATAATGTACGGGCTTTACATATAGTTACGATAGCGATCACCCAGTCAATTAAATAGTAAATTGCTTAATTCTAGTCAGATATGTCTAGCAAACTTGAGGTTAAAGAGAGACGAGATGGCGTTCAGCTCGAACTAGCCAAGTGTAACTATAAGCCAGATGATATCGCCCATGTGCTCAACTGCACGGTAAAATCAGTCTATAATGATTTACAGTTTATTCGCAAGGATTCTCGCAAGTGGCTAGACGGTTGGGCTTTGGACGGATATACAGAGGCTACTCATACCACTATTGAACAACTCAAACTAATTGAGAAAAATCTACAAGATTTTATTCGCATGACCAAAGACGATAAGCTTAGACTCAAGGCCATCGCTGAATTACGAGAGACCATAAATCTTCGGTGGGTCGTTCAAGGAGAGGGACCAACGCTAATGAATCTAAGGAGATTCGGACCTAATGAAACGGCCAAACAACCTGATTAGATACCTCGAACAATTAACAGAATACAATCCTCTTGATTTACCAAAGTTATCCACTAATACTCTTAGGTGGATTGAACAAGCTCGCCCAATGGTAGGGGGCTTTTATCGAGACTTTCGATTAGAACCGTTCTGGATAGATGTGTATGAGGACAATCATTCTGACATACTAATCAGCAACGGACGCCAGACATTCAAATCAACGTTTGGGTGTGATATTATAGCCTGTGCTGTCACATCTCAAGAGAACGTCGAGGCCACTTACGTTGGAGATAGAGCTGACAGAGTCAACGCTTGGTCTAAACAGCGTATGCGCAAAGACACCTTTTTACGAAATCCAGTCCTCGCGCAATTCCTCCCACATGGTCACGCGAACGTTAGCGAGATTAATCTTGTCAACAATTCTGTGGCGTATGCGCGTTCAGACGAGAACGAGTATAACAATGTCCAAGGAATGACAAACGTTACAATGGTCTTTGACGAATGTCAATTCCAGGATCAACTTCCGTTTAGGTCCAACGCTCTAAACTCAATGACACTAACCAAGGGCCGAGCTTATTGGCTTGGCATTGGAGGAGAGGCTGGGTCTGAGTGGCATAAGATGTGGACTCTGTCAGATCAAAGACAATGGATTTATGATGATAAGTTTTGGAGAGACAAACTAACATTTGACTCCAAGGGAAATATTGACAATGATGTGGACAGACTCAAATCAATACTCGCCGGGCGCTGGGTTGCTCAAGCCCCCGAGAACCACAGGTATAGAGGATATAATATGCCTCAAACAATTTTCGCAAGGATTCCCCTAACCATTGACGACGCGATTCTAAAATATCATACAAGACCGGACAACTCTATTGAATATCATCAAAAGTATGATCCTCAATCATTATACACAGCTCAAATCATGGGAGGCTTTTACAAAGCTGTAAGACGACCAATCACTCCCGAAATGGTTAGAGCTTGTTACATTCCATACTTGAAACTTTTATCGGGTTGGGAGGTAAGAGAGCTTAAGATAATCTATGGCAACCAAATTCGTATCTATATGGGAGTCGATTTTGGATCAGGACCTTCCGCCTCACAGACAGTTATTTCTGTTATTATTCATTGGAGAAAATCAAACAGATATCAACTTGCATGGATTGATCCAAGACCTCAAGAGAATCAGCTTGATCAAGCAAGATACATCGCGGAACTTGGCCATTCGTATAACGTGGATTATGCTGTTGGGGACCTCGGGTATGGACAGTTGGCTGTCAAACTAATTCAAGACGGCGGTAGAGATTCAAAGGACAATAAATTCAATGGACTAGGCCGTCGTAAATTCTCAGGTTGTAGGACCATAGGCTCTGAGGTAAAACCAACCGAGCAATACACGCAAGACCGAGACGAGCATGGGACAGAGCTTGGCAGAATACAGATAGACAAGACCACATCTATTCAAGGATTTGTCGATATGATAGAGCGACACATCGCTCACCCGATCAGACCAAATGATGAATCACTCAAGGTCCCTCAGTTTATGATCCCTTATGCAAATGATTACGACGTTGATTTTCTCCTGGACGACTTTTGTTCGATCACACGCAAGGACCTAGAACAACAACAAGACATCGCAGTTGAGGACCCAAGACAACGCGCGCGTAAGGAGTTTAATCACCCGCCCGACTCTGTTATGAGTATCATTTATTCATTGGTAGCGCTCAATAATTATGATGAGTCAAGATACTCGATCAGAAAAGCCCGGCGGGATATCTAAATTTTTTTCACTTACAACGGATAGACGAATAGAGATAACAATTATCCCGGATCTCATACTAACAAAGATTTGTAACGATCTAAAAATTAGGTCATTAGATTAAATTTATTTGGTAATAAATTATTATTGTATAACGATCTAATGTTAGATCCGTCTAGCATGAAATGTGATAAGTGTGGTAAGACGTGCCGAACTCCAAAGGCTGAAAATTGGAAGCTCTGGCAATTATGTTTTAAATGTGCTTTGATTGAACACCCCGAATTTTATGAAGGCAAACACAAACACGGCGTAGGTGGGACCTGGCTTGAGGAGGCTACTTGCTATCCTATGGCTAGCCCAAAGATACCACTAACCCCAATCGTTAAATAATTATTAATTAATTCTCTTTTATGAGCTTAAATTTTCTCATAGACAACAAACTCTTTGACGCTAAAATCAAAGAGGTCTATGAGGGCGCTAAAAAACAATTAGAGGCCAAGGACAAAAAACTCACAACGTCCCAGCCAGTCGAGATGATTGCAGAATTTACAAAGATCCTAATTAACGCATATCGGAGCGGTGATCAAAAGGCAATTCTCAAGATTCGCCAAATGGTCGATTCGCATTTACCGTATATCTTAATGATGTCTCACCCGTATCTAGTGGACCGAATCATGGTTGGAATCTTACGCGAGCGAGCCAGGGAGAAATTAAAAAATGACTAATCTCTATTATTGCGCGTGTCGTTGTGGTTGTACGGTTGTTCTAGCTGGTAAGGATAAACCTGGCTGTACGTTCTGCATGGAGGACAACGCACACAAACGCCAATTCCTAAAAGACGGTATCGATTTAAAAAATCAATTCAATCCAATGACGGCGATACCTATTGGCGAGGACTAATTACATCAAAGGGAGAAATTTTGAATACCGTGTCATGGCGTATCTTACAGCACGAGGTTATTACTGCATACGCTCATACGCGAGCGCGGGACTGTTTGACATTATCGCGGTCCCCCCGAATAACTGTGGTCCAACACTAATGGTTCAAGCCAAATACAATGGCTATGTCAAGCCCATAGAATTACAACGCCTCAGAGCAAATGACAAGTGGGCCGGAGCGCCAATAATTGCGTACACAATTAAACACAAACTTAAATTTAGAAATTTAGGAGGACAGCCAGTTGAAATCTCTACTTGAGAAATGTCCTCATTGTGGGATTGATTTTAAACGAATTACTGAATATAGAATTAAAATGCATTTATTGGATTGTGTTGAGAAACCATGAATTTCATTAACATCACGCCAGATGAGCGCAAGGCGTTACGTCGATTCGCCGATAAGATAACCAAGGTCCCCAAGGTAATCCAATCAATGCCAATAGAGTATATTCTGGATAAGGTATGGGAATCCAGGACCTAGAACGCATTTATCCGCTCTACCGCTATCTTGTAGATTGCTACTCGAAATTTCATTGGGAGATTGACTCTGGCAAAATGGAGACAGTTATTGCAATTCAACCGGACGGGAAATTTTGGAGGCCCAAGGTCCTTGGAGACGCCGAACCCGAATACTGTCGTATCTTTGTGCCAGACATCATGTGCTATCATGCCAAGATTATCATTGAATACCAGGAGCAACCTCACCCGCGCAAACATCGGGGGCGCTACAAAAAAAAGGGACATACCGAATTGAGCGATGAGACAAAAGACTCATTTTATACATACGCCGGATTTCGTCAAATCAAAATATGGGACGACGATCCACATTGGAAAATTACTCTCGACACGGCATTAGTGAAATTACTCTAACGCTAACAGTTGTATAGTTTGACGTAAAACGGTTCGTATGGGTTGGCGTAATAGGCTAACAATGGGCCTCAAAAGTATTGGACTCATAGAGATTAGAGAGCCCTACATAGCACAGCGCCAGCAACCTACAAATTCTCTTAACGTTAATCAACTCAAAACGTCCTTTGCCGAACTCCTACCGCCGGAGAGTTATCCAGGGTCCGTCCAATCCCAGGGACCAACCGCCCCAGGATTATCACAACCCGTTTGGGGTCCAGAGATATCGACCGTTGGCAAATACTCGCGCGAGGGCTATACCAGTAAAACTTTCGATAGACCCGTTATTCCATTTCAGCTTCAAGTCGTCGCTCTGCAAACAGACGAGGACGTTGCATTAGCAATTAATCATTTAGCGTCACAGGTCACAGGTGGCGAACATTATTGGAAGGGAGCTAATGAACAAATTACTGAATACATTGAGGATTTCTCAACGAGGATAGACTTTGATGAGCTCGATACAAAAATGGTCAAGGAGCTTTTATGGTTCGGAAATTCATTTTGGAAACCCAGGCGAGGCGTTGCGAACATTGAATCAAAAGATGATTTAATGCACATACCCATTTCCAGCGCCGTCCGTATATGGTGGGACAGACAAAGGATTCCGTACAAGTATGAGTTTAGAGGCGCTGAATACCAAGGCTATCACAATCCAGACGAGATCATTCATTTGAAATGGAATCCAATTAATGCGTCAGCCTATGGCGTGGGCTTTGGAATTGCCATGACTTCGCCCCATGTATTCCAACAAATTACAGCCAATGGTTTTGAGGAGAATCTTTTACCAAGTCTCCTGGATCGCAAATATTCCAATCAACAAACAATGCACATCGCAGAGCGTCGCTATACTCCAAGGAACGTGTATGTCGCAAAGGACGCCGATGATGATGAGAGAGCCGAATTACAAAGACAGCTCCAGGAGCTTAGACTTGGAGAGGACTTTGTCGCTGGCTCAGCCTTAGAGGTCCAAGAGCTCGGATCGTCTGCGCGCGCGTTTAACCCAACACAATTCACAGATACGGTCTTAGGACCTATAATGAAAGCCCTCAATGATTTTAGAGGTAAGCAAGGAACCGAATCGTCTCATCAGTTCGCAAACGCAAAGACTAGCGCATTGTTGGACCAAATCGGCTTATCGTCATTTCCGCTCACAGTCTCTCGAATGTTAATAGATCAGCTATTCCGCCCCTGGTATGAGTCCAACCCACTTTATGACCCGAGTTACGGCGGAGGCTATGTGGCTATCCCTTGGAAAGACTGTGATTATGATCTAAACTTTGGTCGAATACAAAAACAAGACTTGGACGTAAAAGACCAAATTGAATTAATTAAACTAGCAACCGAGACGGGAGCCGTTGTCAATCCAGTTGAACTAAGAGAATTGTTGGAGGACGCTGGACTTGGAGTTAGAGAGGATTACGCCAAGGAGACGGACCAATATTGGAACGGAGCGCCCCCAATGGAGCAAGACCCAGCACTTGATCCTCTATATTCTGACTATGCCGGTATCGGTGGCGGACCAATCCCCGATAATTTTACAAATCAAAGCATGGGCTATCCTCCAATGAACGATCCAATCTACAACGACATGATTCAAAATGTTCGTGGTCCTAATCCAGCAACGGAGAATAATCCCTTTGTCCCTAATCCTTATTCAGCACAGCCTAGCGACCCACGTCTTAATTTCACAGAGACAGCTAGACGGAATAGCGCCAAATATCACAACAAGAGGAAATATCAATAATGGTCGGCGTCTATGATGTAGTGACAACCAACGCGGGTCTCATTTGTACGGAGATCCATGACGCTAATCCAGTAGATGAAACGCAAGTTTATGATTTAGTTGGAATTGATTGGGTGGCTCAACCATGACATCTAAAAAAATAAAAAGAGTAGAACGCGCCGAGCTTAGAAAATTATACAAAGCTATGGGATTGGAGTTAAAAAATGCCCGCTAAACTAGACCGTTGTGTTGCTGACGTAAAAGGAGACAAAGGTGTTGATAACCCCTGGGCCATATGCAACGCGTCCATAAAAGAGTCAGAGGACGATATTTGTCTTAACTGTGGCGAGGCACGCTCACAGCATGGACTATTTACTGATCATAAATTCGAGGAGGACGTCGAGGAGTTTGAGGACGAGGACGACGATATTGTTATCACCATTTCAGTTGGAGAGACAACTGACAAAGGTCCTAAACCAATGCCTCCCGTCAATGTAGTTGAATCTCACAATCCCCTAGACATTCCATTCGGGCGCGAGGTCCCAGGAGATGATGATTCAATCAGCGACGGACTTGATGAAGCTGTGGCCATTGGCGGAGGACTCTCAGCCGTATCCATTGGAGGCAAAAAAAAGTTAGAGGAATGTGAGCCATGCCAACACTTTGACGCGGTTCATAAAGCTCTAACCACAAAGGCGAGTCATGTCTCAAGTTGAGAATATTCTAGCACGTAACAAACAACTCGAGAACGAGGGAATCCCCGAGCCAGAGAGAGACCGTGCGCTTATTGCAGAGTTTGAAGATCCCGTCATAGCTGACGACATTTGGACCAACCAACCTCAAGAGAATGTATTACCAAAACTTACGCTAAAAATTCCAGACACCGGTTATCCTCCAAAAGTTATGGACCGGGTTGATATTCCAGGACCGTTCGACAATGATGGCTTTGATCACAAAAACCCAGATCCTCAAGGATTTGCAGGAGGCAGAAACCTCGAGGACCTAAGTCAATACAAAACTAACGCGCCAGAAAATAAAGTTATCAAGTCACAATTAGTTTATGATCCAATGTATGACGCAATTAGCAACGACCCAAACTCTGAGCCAAGTATGCACGGCGAGTATGGATTCAATGTGGCCAAAGCTATTCCAGAGTGGCGCTATGATGTAGAACAAGACCAGGGCGGAGTTAGAGAACTAGACGAGGGAGGTCCCGGTAGTGGTTGTCATGGTCCTAACTGTGGACGTAAGCCGGGGGGAACGCCCGAGGAATGGACCCAAGGATTACAATCTCGCGGAGTTGCGCCCGAACAAATCGAATTAGAATTAATGAAAGCTGACGAACTAATTAACAACGGAGGACAAATGAACACCGACGGAACCGTCACTCTCTATCATAGAACAACGCCAGAAGCTAAGGCACAGATTCAACAAACGGGTCAAATGATTGGATTAGAGAACGGCGTATTTTTCTCAACGAGTAATAAACCAGGTGGATCGGCGGAGGACTTTGGAACGGCAATTCTAACCGTTGACGTTCCATTAGAGATATTGGAGATTGATGATTTGTTTGGAGACGAGGCTCATGTTAGAATCCCAACCACAGGACCAGGAGCTAGCGTCGATGTCTCAGATTATAATTTAAGAGAAACGATGGTCCATGACGACAAGTCACTACCTCAAGTTTTAGATCATGCAAGAGAGGAATATCTACAAAGACAATCTGACGGTTATATTGAAATGCCTCACGTAGTTGTAGCTCCGCCAGAAATGCCAGACGAGCCACACGTTGTCGTTGAACAAGAGGCATTAGAACCACTTTGGGGAAAATATCATTTAGGTCCTAAACACCCACGCTCTGACATTTGTGATAAATTCCAAATGAAAGTTTATGATCTTAACATTGAAAAAAACAGACCGGTCCCCCCAAGCGAGGGCCTGGGCTGGACCAACACACACCCTAATTGTCAATGTTATTGGTTAATCATTAAACAACCAAGTAAGACGGCAAAAGCTACAAAGCCTCAGATTAAACAATTCCAGAAAATTAATCGACTCATTGGCCAAAAGGCCAGATACGGCACACTACACAAAGTCCACGCCGACGGCAAACTCTACAAGACTATGACTCACAAAAATGTAAGAGAGGCTCTCATGGAAATCAGAGACGAGTTTAGTTGGCTCCAACCTCAATACTTGGACAAGATTAAAGCAATCAACGCCCCTGGTCGAATGTATTTGATTAGAGCAAGTGAGGAGGCAATCACAGACCACAGAGGAGAGGGCGAACCATTAAGGCGCTGGCTCTCACCCGACGAGCTTCATGCTATGGCACGGACGGCCGTCAAAAAAGGAATGGATATCAATCATCACCCGGAATGGCGAACAAACTCAGAGGTCCTAGATTCTGAATATGACAAAATGCTAAAACAAATTCAAATGATTGTCTATGAGGAGGACCAGGAGATTAACGACGCAATCCAACGCGGAGATATCACAGCCGTCTCAATTAACGGCGGTAGCCCACGAAACGAATCGATCCAATGTCCAGCTTGTCAGTCCTCTACTAATTGCGAGTGCTTTATTGTCCCCGAGGGAGTAATCCTTGGAGAAGCTGACGACATCGCTCTCACTTGGGTTGTCACTAACCCTACCGGCATAATGTGGCATGGTCAGTTTATTCCTCCCGCGACCCCAGGAGTCAAGACCACAGCAATCGAGCCTTTGTAGTTGCTAACACTTGTATAGTAATACACGCACGACAAATCAAGCATGACCGATTTTAAAAAACAACTAGAATCTTGTCGAACACTTACCGAAGCTCAGCCAATCATGGAGGCTTTGAAAGTGCGACCCTCAGAACGAAAATTAATTGAAACTGCAATCCAACTCAAAAACAGTCCAGACAATAGACAAAAAGCCTATGGTCTCGACTTCATGCAGACAGCAATTAGAGAGTTAGAGGACGACGAGAAAAAAAATCTAAAAGAGGACGACGGCGGAGCACACCGAGATCAAGGTGGCGAAGCTGATATTTCGGGAATAATCAAAAAAAATCAAGAGGCCGACATGATAACCGGCTCGCTCGACTCACATCAGTCTAGCGATATCGATCAACCTTATCCCAAAGAGGGAACCAATGCCCCTCAGAATGATATCGAGGGAACCGATACCGCAAGCGGAGAGAATCAAATGGGCGGTATTCGAGAGAATATGCCCCCAGCCCCAGGTATGCAACCAGGTATGCCCCCAATGCCCCCACAACAAATGGGCGGAATGGGACAAATGCCCCCGGCTCCTGGTATGCCTCCAATGGCTCCCGACCTTCAAAGACAAATGGCCCCACAAATGCCACAAATGCCCCCGATGAATACACAGCAACAAATGAGACAAATGCAATATACAATCGACGTCAACTTTAAGAGACTTAACCCTCTTATCCGCGAAGTCAAAAAACTACGTGAGGCTAACATATCCTTAGACAAAAAAGTCCAAGAGCTCGAAAGTCAAAAAGGCGTGATGAAACTTGATATTGACAAAGTCAAAAACAATTCGATTGTACGCGATCACAATATGCGAGAGACAACCATGTACGACGGTATAACATTCCCACAACCAACTCAATATACCCGAATGGAGTTAGAGAACAAACGTCAACAAATCGCAGACATCGACAAAGAGTTAGCTAAAGCAAGTCCATACCAATAATCCTCTTTTTTCCTTTTTTTTTCAAATACGCTAACACTTGTATAGTAACACACGAATCGACGAGTAAGCATGACCGATTTATACCCAGGACTATTCGACGGCGCTATCGATCAAGAGGCGTACGTTGTTAACGCAATCGCAGACGAACAAATCACAATCGGATCACCTGTGAAATTAGTTGCCCCCGGAGCGGGAACGCAACTGCCAAGAGTTGAGCCCATTGACGCAAGTATTACGGAAGTAATATACGGCGTTTGTGTTGGCGGAGACCAAAATGGCACATACGGCGGAGCAAGCGAAATCGCTGGCGAAGCTGGTGATTCTGTTAAGATTTGTGTGAACGGTCGATGTAAGGTAAGAGTTGACGGATCAGGGACACCGATAGTTATCGGTAGCCCCTTGAGCGCAAGCACTACGGACGGAGTGGCTGTTATAGCAATCGCGACCGCACACGTATTCGCGCGCGCGCAACAAGTGTCAACCTCGACTGACTTCATCGCGTGCTTTGTGGACCAGGAGGGAATATTCTAATGGGAAAATTCAATTCTGAGAAATGGACTCGCTCAACCCTAATGGGAATGAGCGAGATGAATCATATCCGCGAAGCTCTAACGCTTGGAGCCGAGGCAACACAGGTCCCCGGACGTCCATTGGACATTTGGAGACCAATCCGTGAAACCCCATTGTCAGCATTTTTCGACAAATCTCCGGGCTCAATGCTCGATATGAGATTGAATCCAAATCTGTCAAACATTTGGCATAGCCAGTATGGAATTAGAATCGGCGATATGGCCCAAACTAATCCGTACATTGGAGGGAGACAATTACGCGAGACAATCGCTGTCCCCAATACTTTGTCAATTTTGAAAATCGCAGATGAGATAATTGAAGGCGCTGAACCTTGGAGTGACTGGAAACAATACTCTCGCTTAATCGACATGGACACACCCAAAGTTAATGTCCCAAAGACCAAATATACCGACACAGTTGGAGGCCAAACGGTTGACAACATAGACATCTTTGCTGAGTCGGGCGGTAAGCCCCCAGTAATAGGCGGTAAGATTGAACCAATAGAGCTAGATTGTAGCAATACAAAAAACAGCTTCAGAGGAACAATCCAGGTCGAGAGGAATGACGTCAAAGACAATAATTTCCTTGCAGTAGAACAACCACTCAAAAACGCTGGCAACATGATCTATTTCCTAGTAGGCAATAGAATCATTGGCAACTTGGTAACTACAACCTCAACTAACACAGATACCAAGGCTAACCTAGACTTAGCAACCAGCGTTCACGCAGAATTTGAGGCATTGTCAAGAGTAATTCGTAGCTTATTCCCAGGCACTCAGAGAAATCGTGCCGACACGATGTTTATCAACCCAGCCGACGCGTTCCTAGCAATAGCAACGTCAACCGGCGCAAGTGGTTCGTATCCATTTTTGTCCCGATTTATCTTAGGACCTACTGACAACAAAGACGTTGTCAACAATTCTGGCCTAGCGTCCGCGTTAGGACTGAAAAATGTGTGGGAGACCCCACAGATTGCAGAGGGAACCGTTATGATTACCAAACGAGACGTTGCCCAAGTGGTAGGACTCAGAGAGGATTTGACACTTGAGAACTTTGACTTAACTGTCGGCGGGCTCTATAATACGGACCTAGTGATTAGATTCGACGTTCAGCAAGCATTTGAGGACGGCGCATTTAAAATCACAGCGTTCAACATATAGGGAGACTGACATGGGACAACTAAGCTGTAATCGTTGCGGAGCAACGGCCGAGGGAGATACCCAAGAGCAAGCGGACGTTCTCATTGACCACGCAAGAGGTCAAATGATTGGACGACCATGTTCGGGCAAACAATCCGATCTAGTTTGGAACGGACAAAAAACCGAGCCAAAAGCAGAGACGGATACCGAGCCAGAGAACGCAACTGAAAGCGATAGTCCAACAAAACCAAAAAAATCCAAACGGAGGTAAAACTCCAATTTCTATTTTTTTATAGATCATCTAATAAATAATAACGCTGGCGCGTCAAGACCTTTGTTGAGTTTCATCTCTCCTTAATATTGTGACATAGGCGCGTCAGCGAACAAAAGATAACCCGCCCAGTTTATCGATAATCAAAACCGTCTAGCATGACCAATTTTATTACCCGGGGCGGGTATGTAACAAATTATTTTGACTACGCATTGATATAAAGTTAATGCTAATGATTATGACTACGACTACAACTGTGTGATGATAATGACTACAATAAAACGAAGATGTAAAAACTGCAATCATACGCAGACACTAAAAAACACTAACAAAAATCGCAGACATTGGGCTTGCTCTAACTGCAATCACAGGAATAGACTAAAACTCTCAATCCTGGCTATCCTGGTCTTGTTACCCTTGGCTGGAATAGCATACGCAGAGCAACAAGTCGTCGTCAGTTTGCCAGTTGATAGACCGTTCCAAAACGATAGTTGCGGATTATTCACAACTAGCGACGGAATAACGTACAGTTGCTTTTGGAGTTGGGGTCTTGATCCTTTGCTTAAAGCAACGTTTGATCCAAGGCCAGTCAATAACGCGACGGCGTACGAGCTTTGGCTTGATGAGGTATTGCCCATAATTGAGGCTAATCCATATACAAAGCCAGAGGCCGAGCCAGACAGCGTATTAATTGGAACCGAGGAGGGAGATGAAACCCCAACTGGACCACTAGAGGATCTTGATCCCGAAGTACGCAAGGCACTAGACAAACTAGGCATTTGTCAATTTGGCGAGGGAGTTTGGGCCGGAATAGTGTCAAACTACACTAGAGAGGTTCCCGAGGAATTACCAATTTTCACAAGTGGACTCGATAAGAGGCACGTCTTGGGAGCATTGGCTCGAAACTTTGAGGAATGTAGAGGCATGACAGAATATCCTTGGTTAAGCGTACAATATCTCAATAGCTACTTAGCTGATCAACTTGGCCTCGATTATCTTGGTCGCGGAGATTTAGCGAGAGGTAACGAACCTAGTTTGGGATTTAAAGATACTAAGAGCGCAAGCTTAGAGGACAAAAAAGCCGAAGCTGACAAATGGAGAGAATGGTCTTGTAACGCTCAGAATCTACACTTGAAACTTTGTAACGCGTATCTCCCACGAACGGGAGATAACCGAGGCGGATATACTGCCGGAACTGAATGTCAGACATTCGGACAACCAGCAACCGAGGACGGAACTAGCTCTCGAGAGCGTTGTCCAATGAAAGAGTATATCGCGTTCCAATCAGCCGATCCAACAGCCGGAGACATACACAGAGCTATCCAACAAGCTATTTGTGATGAGTATGAAACTCAGTACGAATACTTAGAAATTGATAAACGACCAGGTTGGCTAAGCCATTGTTACAATGAATAAACAAGAGAAATATCTTGCATACGTTGTAATTGGGATCGTTGCGTTAGCGGGTGTCGTAGTGGGTATTAACTCACAACTCGCCGACGCTGATATCTCAAACGAGTCAAAGGCGGAGATGTTTAACCACATGAACGATGTCTATGTCACAAAGACAGCTTTCGACAAATACAAATCCGAAGTCAAGGACGAGGACGCAATACCACACACACACGTAGAGTTTGACGCAATCGCAGATCGATTCGCTAGCATGGAAAAAGCCCACAGAAATTTAATGGCTATGGTAGTGACCGAGGAGACCACTACGAGTACAACCTCGCGCACGGGTGGTATATTCTCATTGGAGACAGATCCACAATGGACTAGAGGAGAATTGATCACCGTGACGGGAGTCTTACAGGTCAAATCAACCTTAGAGGCTACAATCACCCATGAAACGGTTGAATACAAACGAACGTTCAACGTCGCTGTGTTTGACGATAGATCGTTCACAATGCCATTCGCTTTGGCATCTGATGATCCGCTTGGAGAGTATCTTGTAACCTTCAAAAGCTCAGGTAAGTTCGACAGTATATCATTCGAGGCAATCGAGTGATCCCCTTACTTTTTTTACTAATTAATGGCGTTTGTGCGCCCTTTGATCAATCAGATTGTAGCTATACAATAATTATTTACGACTCCTCTCACGCGTGGGGCGCGACCCTGGATAAGACGATCTATTTTGGCGGAGACTTTTACAACGAACGAGATTGTTGGGGGCTTAGATTTTACGAGCATGAATGGCTCCATATCGCTTACGGTAGCTTTCATCTCAACGGGCCGGAGTGTATGCTGAGACATGGAATGTTTAGATCATAAATTTAGCGATCATAAAGTTGTCGTAACCCAGGGAGATAAATTGTTCTGTACGGCGTGCACTCGTTATCTTAGACTGATCGTTGTAGGAGCATAACAGTCTTAATCTATTACACTAACGAAAATCATGTCACAACCTAACGTTAGCGTAGCGGGTAAGGACCTCAGAGAATGGGCGTTAATCATTCTCTTGTTTGTTTTAGTGATTGCCATATCGGTATTCATGATCGCGTTTGTAATTGCGATAATGAATGAGCCAGATATTAAAATCACGGGACAAATCGATCTCGGACAATTCACCGGAATCATTATCGGGATTGCTATGGTCGCCGTTGTTCTAGTGTCTCAGCAATTAACAGCAAAACAGCAACAAAGCGCGGTTCAAGCGACCGACGACGTATGGCTAAAAGACAATAAGCCATAAACTCCCTTTTTTTTGCTAACACTTGTATAGTTTAGATCCCCCATATTTTTCATGCACGATGCGAAGCTTGCGCGGTGTGAATGTTCTAATCAGAATGATCAATCTATCCTATTCAAAGAGAACATCGAAGGTATTGCCGAGTGGCCCCATAATTGGCCCGACGGCGTTGTCACTTATCGATTAAACAATTTTTCAGAGGACTTTGCATATAGTTGGCAAACTCGAGCCATTGTCGTCGCTCTTAGAACTTGGCAACTTAGAATTAACAAATTAAGATTCAGGCGCGAGCGCAACATGACCGCGCACGTTGACGCTAACATTTGGTTTAGACCCGCCGAGGCGTTTAGCTCTCCAAACGTATTCGCCCATGCGTGGTTCCCGGGCCAAGGAGAGGTTAGCGGAGACGTTGAGATAAACGACTCTTGGGATTGGGTCCCTGGTGTGCATTTGTCTCGAATGAATCACCCGCCAATGGTCCCCATTATGGTTCACGAATTTGGTCATTCTATAATTGGATTGAGGCATGATCCGACAGATAATCGACAAATGATGTTCCCGTCATTTAATATCGGTTCTAAAAAAACAACTCTTGGAGATAGAGATATTTTTAGAGCTCAAGATAGACTCGGAGCTAGAACAATACATCAACATATTCTCGATTACTTTATGCGCCGACGTCGAGCGGGTTGGGATTTCTAACGCTAACAGTTGTATAGTATCTCACTAAGCTAACTCAATGGCCTTTCATCTCTACTCGAGAGGGTCAGCAAGGGGACAATTTCTGCAAAACGTGATATTTTTCCCGACCTTTTTGGACGCTGACATTCGCTGGGGTTTTGACGCGATATGGAATATCTCAATAATTTCTAACACTACAATAGCAACTAATGATCTTGAATATACAATAGATAACGGAACCACATTTTTTCCTCTCAATGTCTCTGGACCAATCAACGCCTCCGATGAGAGGATATTCAACATAAAGGCCGGAGATAAAGAGAAATTTAATCTTAGATGTATAGGAGTGAGCGGTTGTACGCTATTTCGTGCTCTGATATCGATTGCGCCCCAGGATATACAGAGACCGAGCCAAGACATCACCGTCAATATTCCAACGCCCTTAGACGTCAACATTTGTCCCGTGACTTGCGACGTCCCAATCATCAACGGTTCGATCAGTCCGTTACTCGTATCGGTTGGAGCTCCGCCAGTTGGAACGCCCAACGGTGTAATTATCCTAAGTAAAACAAATTCAGTCGAGACAGCAAACACGGACATCTCTGGCGTTGATCTATCTCCCTCGGGAACGAGCCCGGGAGACGCTGTAATATTTCGTATTGAATGGTCGGCTAGTGTTGTCGGAGTTTTGACTATGACACTAGACAGCACTACCTTTGTAGAGTTTAACAATGGAGCTAATTTAAGAGCCGACTCCTTACATCTCTTTGACGTGGTTGTAGAGGACGGCGATTTATTTAATTTACAATTTAACAAAAACACAACGATAAGATTTTTGAGGGTGATCCAAGTATTATGAGCTTTCCAGCCCAGGGCTACATTCCGACAACTACTCCCGTCCCCGTACTACGTGATCAAGTCACGGCTCTATCTAGGACGGCGAATCAAAATTGGTTCGCCTCTGATATTGTGCCAACTGTGGCCTCAGAAAATTCCAGCATTATAGAGATAACGTTTTGTTTTGAAAAGAGAATTAAAATGGAGGTCACGTTAGACGGGACGACATTTTGCGCACTAAACAATAATCTCCCTATTGAAGCCCAAACAATTAACACCTATCAGATTCCCGTACTAAATGGAGACTTGGTAAATTTCAGAGTTAATCTAGCGGGGATCATTCGTTTCGCTAGAGTCACAGAGATTGGAGGTAACTAATGCCAACCCCCCAGGGCTTTAACATTTTTCAAGATATCATTCAATTACTACAAGACGAAGGCATTGATTTACCATTTCAACCGACAATTAATTTCACAGGGACCGGTGTAACAGCTAGCGACGATCCTGGAAATAATAGAACCAATGTGGATATCCCAGGGGGGACCACTCCTCACGATTTACTAGACGGAGTAATCAATCAGGACACCGTCGCCAATCCCGCAACCTTTGGAGATTTAATTATCGGCAACGCGACTCCTCTGTGGGACGTCCTTAGCATTGGAGCTCTTGGTCAAGTCTTAACAGTAGTAGCGGGCGCGCCCGCGTGGGCGACCCCAGGCAGTAGCTTTTATCAAACTATCGAGGACGAGGGGATTGCTCTCCCTCAGCAACCTACGTTTAATTTCATTGGACCTATTGTCACAGCCGTTGACGATCCGGGTAACAATAGAACAAATATTACTATTACGGGCGGAGCGGGCGGAGCTAATACATTCATTCTAGGTTATGCTGAGGATCAATCACTAGACAATGGAGGCGATGAGTTTGCTAGTTTTTTCTCTAATGGAACTGACAGCGCAGAAGATGACGCTACGGGATTTTTGACTTTCGCATTGACGGTTAAGAGACTCACGGTTCACGTTGGAACTAACTCAAGTAGCGGAATTACAGATATAGCGATGAGAGATGATGGCGTTGACGTCCCAAATACTTTAATCAATATTCCGGTCTCTACTACGGGAGACTTTGACTCGGGAGCAATCTCTGAGGCAATCGTAGCAAATTCACAAATCAATATGAGATTAAGACGAAATGGCTCATCAACCTTTGGCGACTATACACTCTTGGTGGAACTTGAGAAATGACCAAAACTTTTACAGCTCGAGACGGGACTACAATCGAGGTTCGCTCCGATAAGGCGTGGGAGTGGCGACCCAATAGTTGTCGATGTGATCTAGTGTTTGAAACGGATACTCTTGAGTTAGACTTTGTTATTCATGTGTGCGAGCTTCATAAGACGGTAGTTGACGGTAGATTGTTCTCCGAAGTTCTCAATCATAATAATACAATAAACACGTCACTCCCTAATCCTCTAAGTGAGGCTGACAAAACTACGATCTCAACTGCAAGGCGAGCCGAACAACAAAGGATCGAAGCTCTAGGACCGGGAGAGACAAGAGCGGACTCTAACACAAAAGCTAGTATAGAGGCTGATCTTAGGGATAAGGGACGTTGACCTCTCAAGATGTTATGGACAAAGGATCAGAGCTGAAAAACCTAATCAGCCAAATGTCAAGACTTATGATGATAATTGAGAATCCCACAGTTGAGGGCGTGGACATTTCATCGTCTGATTTTACCACTAGATATGACGGTCTTAAAACTGAGCTTGATTCGGCTGAGACCGATTACAAAACAACCCGAGACGCCTACACACCCTAACAGTTGTATAGTTTAAGACTAACACAAAATCAGCATGGCCGTTATTGGTAATCTGAGAATCCCTTGGACCACAACTAAATCTCAAGATAATAATTTTGATGTTAGTCGCAATCAATTAACCAATCCCGGTAATCAGATAGAGGTCCTAGACAGCGCCGGACTACCGGCAACCGTAATCGATTGGGCTAATGTAGATTTCACTAATGTTGGAGAGATTAACGGAATACCAGTCTCTAATTTTCTAACCGATTTAACAGCCCAAAATTTAGGAACCTTACTAGACGTTGACGTAACTGTCAGCACGGTTCCAATCGAGGGCGATGTTTTGTTCTATGATGGGGCAATCTGGAATAGATTGCCAAGAGGCACGGACGGACAATTTTTAAAATCAACCACAACCGGAATCGCCTGGGGGACGGGAACCGCTCAACTCAACGATTTCTCTGACGCTCTGTTTAGAATATTCAGCGACGCCGACGCTGGAAAAATCATAGCCTTTGATGTAAGTCAAATTACTAGCGGATTTACTAGGACTTTCACTCTGCCAGACGGGGACGGCGTACTCGCCAGAATTTCAGATATTCCAGTTGTTAGCGGTTCGTTTAGCGATACCGCATTTAATGTCTTTAATGACGCCGATACCACTACCAAACTCGAGTTTCAAATTAGCGGTTTAACTCCTGGTGTAACTAGGACGGCAACGTGGCCAGATAAGGACGGTATTGTAGCCTTTATCTCTGACATTGTCGCCCCAGGTAACACGTTCGAGGATAACGTATGGAGAATATTAGACAATGTTGATAACTCAAAACAATTCGCCCTCCAAATGGATCAGCTTACCACAGCGACAACATTCACAATTCGTCCATTAACAACGGCTACCAAGACCTTTGATATTCCAGACGCCGTCGATGGCGACGAATTTCTCATGGAGACATTCGCACAGACCGTCCAAAACAAAACACTTGACGGAACCAACTCCATAGACGACGGAGCTCTATCTACTAATGTAGTCTTAGAAGATCAAGCTAATACTTACACAGCCGGATCTCTACAACAATTCCTCGGAGATATTGCGGGAACGTCTGGATTAAACGTTGGCGGTATTGCTGGCAATCCGTCGTCCCAGGCAGACGGTGACATTTGGCTAAACACATCGAGTAATCAAATGTTCGCTAGAATCAACGGAGTTGACGTTGATCTTAGTAGCGTCACAATCAAAGACTCGGCCTTTGTTATTACAGCGTCAGATGAATCAACTGACTTGGATACAACGAACAATCCAAAGACAACATTCCGCATGACGTTTCCATTTACACTCAACACAGGAACCGGCCTAGACCTTGGCGTAAGAGCTAGCGTTAGAGACGCCCCAACTGGCTCAGATGATATCATTATTGACATCAAACAAAACGGTGTCAGCATATTATCGACGTTGCTACACATTGATCCAGGCGATGAGGAGAGCGTCTCATCGGCTACACAGGCGGTTATCTCAACCTCGGCTCTAACCGACAATGCAGAGATGAGCGTAGAGATCAATCAAGTTGGCGACACAACTCCCGGTAACGGACTCAAAGTCTATCTAATCGGAACGAGTTAATGAGCCATTATATTGTCAATCCCTTTTTTCAATTTGGTGGTCCTCCGCCTCCGCCTACGCGCAACGCATGGATTGAGGTTGGACGAACCACTCTTGGATCAGCTCAAACAACTATTACAGTTTCGAGTCTCCCAAACAAAAGATACTATATGGTCTTAATGTCTTTGTTAGCGGAAGGAGGCAACACAAACGCTAAACTCCGATTCAATGGAGATTCGGGGAACAATTATGCTAGGAGTAATTCAATTAACGGAGCGGTTGACAACAAAGCGGGTAATCAAAACGAAGTCACTATTAATTTTGGCGGGGCTAATATTACTAACAAGTGGATCTATATGTATATCGATAATAATCCTAACGGAGAAAAACTCCTCACGGCTCATTATTTACAACAAGAGGTGGGATCTGGCACAGCCCCCACTAGAACCGAAAGTATAGGTAAATGGATTCTAAAAGACATTCCAGATAATGTCATTTCACAAATACAGATTTTGACAGACGGGGCGGGATCACAATATAGTATAGGCTCTGAAATGGTTGTCTTGGGATTTGATCCGGCTGACGGACTAGATTCAACCTTTAACTTTTGGCAAGAGCTAGCAAATGTAGAACTAGCGACTCAAGCCGATATCCTCACAGCTAATTTCTCAGCGAGAAAATATCTATGGGTTCAAATCCATGTCAAGGCGATTGATGGAACCATTGACACACGAATCCAATTTAACGGGGACGTTGGGACAAATTATGCCAACCGTCAAAGCAAAAATGGAGGAGCGGACACTACTACTGGCAATCCCGCAACATCTACTCAACCCGATGTCACAATAGGAGATGAACCTCGATTCTATGAGTTTTTTATTGTAAATGAAACTAACGAGGAAAAATTAGGAATCAATCATACGGTAGAACAGACAGGACCCGGGGCGGGGAATATCCCTCAAAGACAAGAGAGTGTATTCAAGTGGATCAATGTAATAGCACAGATCACGACAATAGACGTCAAAAATCAAGGAGGCACAGGTGACTACGCTACCGGATCAAAGATCACAGTATGGGGGCATGACTAAATGAGCCAATGGGAATGTCTAGTAGTTAAAAAAGTCGGGGACGATGTTAGCGGAAACTTTGGCGCAAACGCTGGCGGTCTGCCAGACATTAACAGATTCGGAGGCTTTGCTCAATTTTCCGATAACATGAATTTCTATACGGGAGATCAAACAAAGTTCGACACTAATTGGATTCCTAACGATACCGTCAGAGCTAGAGGCAATCCCTCAACTAATGTTATTGATTTTACTTACAATGCTATCTCAGTCAATGGTTCAATAGCTTTTGATTTATGGAGTCACGGGATTTTTCCAAGCGACACAAATTGGACTCTAAGATTCAAACTCAACTTTGCGACATTGGTAGAGGACACAAATACCGTGATGTATATCGGATTATCAGATAAGGATCAATCGGCCGGAAGTTCTGACTCACAAGATGGCATATTCCTAAAACCTCGGTTCACGTCTGGAAGGGATTGGAGATTCGTAGATGTCGATAACACGGATCTTAATGGCGCGGGCGCGGGGGACTTGATAAATGCAGAAGATCCTCTTACTAGCACAGATTACTTTTGTGAATTAAAACGAACGTCTGATATAACTTTCGAGGCTACGATATTTGTTGATTCTAATTACTCGGTTGTGAGATTCAAAGGTAAAACATCGACCGTCGTTGGCATTGTCGATTTACGTTTCATAAAGATCACAAACGCGAATCTTACCCAAGTAGGAAATATGACGGGAACCGTTGACGACGTACAATTTTTCAACGATACCGAAGGGACATTTACTGATCTTGTTTTGCATGGAGACGAGGATCTAACTCCGCCAAGTGTATTTCTCCCAGGAGGAGCCACGAAAGTAATCACGGGAGCTGACGACGCTAATTGGGTAGTAATCGGAGGAATAACTGTCTCGGGGGGAATTATCAACGGTTGGTTTAACGGTGGCGGAGGCGTAAATCGGAGAGCTGGGGCCTATGACTTGGACGCTAATGACGGAATCACATTAGATGATCTTAACTGGACCATTGACTTTGAATTTGAGCGAACCGATAATGACACTAATCCGTCAGCCCTTCCATTTACTGTCCAAGCTGATCCCTTCGATATAGATCCCACAAACAACTCTGGCAATACTTTTGGAATCGGATTCAAATATGGTCTTAACGTAGTCAATGGACAAAAGGCTATTCTAATTTTCTCTAATGGCTCAGGGGATTTTGGCACACCCGCCGACTCGAACCACGTTACAAATGATCCGTCGCAAGATATCTTCATCGCACAAAATGTCCCGGTCTTTATGAGGTTAATGAGAATTAACGGAACGAAAATAGTTTTGGAAGTCTATACCGATTCAAACAGAACGACTCTTTTAGGCAGACTTGAATTAAACGGTGTCCCTTCAACTATCAATACACTAACCTGGATTAATTCGGCTAACTCGACTAACGCTGGCATGGGACGAATCATTAATGGCACACTAAGGGATATTAGAATTTTCAACGGAGTCGCCGGGGCGTTTGACGGAGGCATAATATTAGACGAGGATTTCTCAACCTATGGAACCCCGGTAAATCCAAATTTTACAGACAGCTTTGACAGCGCTACTGGCTGGACCACAACTGACTCAACAAGAGTCCGAATTGAGGACGATCAAGGCTTTTTGTTTATGATGGCAGTAGCTGACCTCTCTAATGACGCCATCGCTTTTGACTTGGGAGCTACTGTTAATCCTGGTCCAAATATTGTCAGCGATACAGAATGGATCTTACGATATAAAATATCATTCCAAGTCGTAGATGATGGCGCTAGCTCAGCAAACAAATCGGTTATTGTTGGACTGTTTGACGGGGATCAGACAGTAGATTCTAGTGTTAATCAGGATTGTATTTGTCAAATTTGGTTATTAGATAATACGAAGGCAGAATTAAGACTCGTCAGAACTAACAACGCTGTGCCAGAAGATAACGCTAATGTGGACAAGACAATACTCAATATAATTACTACGAGAACATTTTACACCGAATTAAAAAGGACTGGCTCGAACTCTTACGAAATGTCCATTTACGACGACGCACAATATAGTAATCTAATCAACCGTCAAGTTGGCACGTTGTCACTCTCAGGTATAATCAATTTGAGATATCTGAAAGTATTGAATGAAGTCTCGCAGAACGGAGCTGGTCAACTAGACGCTACCATTGACGATATTCAGTTTTGGGACGGAAGGAGTACGACCTGTGATGTCGATGTAGCTAACCCTTGGATTACAACTGACTCGGACTTGTGGGACGTTGAAATTTGTCAGGAAAATATACAGTATAGACTAGAGGGGGACGGCACAACCGGAACCGATGTATTGTCTTTAGATTTGGGAAATCCGCTAGCAACCCAATGGGTAATGAGATGGGTTCAAACTGTTTTGGAGTTTGATGATTCTGACACCGTTAGTATAGCGATGTATGTCGGCCTCTCTGATAACGATGATGGGAGGGACACCGTACAGGATTCAATATTTATGACAATGGTTCTCGATTTCAACGGACCAACGCAGTTCAGAACTCATGTGACAAACGGCACAAATATTGGCGGTGGGGTCCAAGGGACGATATTTACTTTTGTTCCGCAACTAGGGAAATTCTATTGGGAGCTAATTCGTTTATCAAACACCCAAATCCAACTAAGCTTATTTTCTGACGAAAATTACACGTTCCTAATTGAAACTCGTATAGAGACAATTAATGCCAATATAGTAAGTCTCCAATTTGTTAAACTCATTCAAGGGAGTCAAGTATCTACTAATTTCGCTACGGGTCAGATTGACGACATTAAAATTTGGGACGGAGTGGACGTGGCTGACTCTTTTGACGCCAGGCGATATCTCCAAGTCCTAACAACTGGAATCGGAAGCTCGGGATTCATAAATTGGGAGCATAGGTATAATCTTGACAATGAAGATAATTACGCCAACCGTCAGTCATTTAACGGAGGAGCTGACACAACTTTTGGAAATCAGACGTTTGCCCATTTGCTAAACCTAAACGCTCAAGAGGCCATATTTGGAGATACTTCGATTTACAATAGACTTGACGACGTGAAGATCGTTCAAACTCATATAGATAGCATTGGAATAATAGGTTCAAGTAATCCGCCAAACAGAATCGAGATAGCTACAAAATGGGCTAATCAACTTACAAAAATTTCACGAATATCAATAATCAATAGTTCATCAGGTGTATTGGACACCGACACGGAGGCCGTTGTGTTTGGCTCAGAGTAACGCTAACACTTGTATAATTTGGGAGGAATGGTAAATCATGCCAGGAATATTTGACGGTTTTTCATTTAGTATCTTTGACGACGCGATCTTTGACACCGTTGACGATCAGCCCCCAGTATTGGAGATTAGACAACGAGTGGTCAATGGTGTCCCTCCAACAAAATACACTAACCAGGTGATAGATATCTAATGCCAAGCGTTGATCTAACAATAGGCGAGGGCGACTTTGGGATCGAGTTTGAGGAGATTAACGAGACAACCGGAGGAGCTTTTGATCTCACAGGATTTGACAACATTCGGCTATTCATCTCAACCACAGACTTTGTGACAAGTATTGTCCCTGGTGGTATAATCCTCACACTTGCTGGATTGCCAGAGACGGGAATACTAGAATGGGACGTCAATTCATCTCATGTCCCACAAAACCCAGGCCAGTTCTACGGTCAGATTGTTTTTGAGAATACTACAACCAACGAAATTCGCAAAGGCAGACAGTTCGATATTCGAGCATTGAGGGCTCTACCAACATGAGCGCTCCAACTACTACCAACTACGCCAACCTTGAGGACATTAAGAGGCGTCTTAATATTCCGCAAAACCAAACAGTCTCAGACGAAAAGATTGGTGTGGCCATGCGAGAGGCTGACGCATTTGTCAACATACAAATCTCCGTTCACGCAACCACGCCGTTAAGGAATCCAGACCCACAGATTGTCTCTATGGCTGGCGGACTAGCCTCTGCATTGTTTAATTTGTGGCAATCTCCCGCAAAGGAACCGCTATTAGAATTAGTGAAATTATACAAAAAAGACATCACAGACCATATCAAAGCCGTCTATACTGGCGAAGATATTTCAGGTCACACCGGCGGGACGTTCACATCAACAACTGGAATCACGGGGCTCGGTAGTACGCGAACGGTATAATGGTATTTTCAGCCGACACTCTACGAGATTTCATTGAGAACGCTTGGAATCTCTCTGGACGACTAAGTAAGACGGGGACAGATAACATGAAGGAAATAGTATTTTTCTATGCGTATCCTCAAGTGATTGGAAATGAAACGAGCAAGGCGGTAATTGTCCAAAAGATTAACGCACTTGAGAACGAGCTTGTTGTCCAACACCCAAATTTTAACGAGGTCAGCGACATCTTTGAGATTGAGATCCGCTATCGTACATTCGACGTCCAGCAAGACAGTCGAGACCTTGCGTTCTCTGACTTGGAGGACATGGGCGACGAGATTGAGAGAATCCTAAAATTACAATTTAATCCTGGAAATGACACCGGGATTTATTTCAGAGTACGCAGAGATTGGCAAAGACTAGATGATTACTTGTTGTCTGCACAGCCAGACCTCAGACGCAAATTACGTTTTACACTTACAACTTTAACAAGTGATTCTCCCGAGGTCTATACTGGATTCGGAGGAGTCTTAGTGTATGACAAAGACCAGGGAACCGGCAACCAACCAGGATCAGATTTTACTTATACCGAGGTTGAGAACGTCCGACAAAGCGGAGGAACCAAGGTGGCCAAACTACTCACGCGCGCGCGTCGTAACATACCTCAAAGATTTAGCACTCGATACGAGGGGGAATTTACATTTGAGACAAAGGCCAAATCGGGCGACATTGGATCTAGCACTACAAACTTTTTGAATCAAATTGGAGCTTTATTATCCAATGGTTATCACCCGGAAGTATTTTTAATTCAATCAGTAGATAACGGCTCAGGTGACACACTCAACCAATCAACTCGAATGGTTATCACAGACTTTGAGCAACTCTATGACGTCGAGGAATTAGTCGCTTTTAGAATCAGGGCCGATGTATTCCAACCCCCGGTATTTACAAAGACATGACTGACCTAGGACCCGAGACTCTACTTGTTGACGCCCAAGACGTTAAGCTATTTACTAATGGCGACGAGTATATCCAACTCTACAACATTAGACCACACTTCGGCATACCCGAGGATCGGAGGACCACAACCGACGGCGGAGTCCAGTATTTCTATGGCTCAGGTGATCACTCTTTTATTGCAGACTTCGCCCTAACAACTGACCAACTCCAAACACTCAACTCAAGGCTTGGAGTTGATTCCTTTGGCAACGCACAAACTTTCGATTATCAAATTAAGGTAACGTCCAAGAGTGGCGCTGTAAAAACGATCTCCGTTGTCTGTGTCATTAAGGACTTTGAGCCCGAAGCTCTTGAGGACGGACCCGCAACAATGAGAGCGGTTTTTAGAATCATTGGAAATACGGTGACGATTAGCTAATGGGATTTACTGACGTACTCAGACAATTTATCGAGAGAGCTCTATTCTCCCAGGCTATTTCGTCCGCTAACCCTACTCATACGAACGTAACTAGGTCCGTTGACATCAACCCCGAGGACTTTGACGGGCTGATCCGTGAGGAGATTCAAAAAACAGTAGGAGGCAAAACAACCGGCGGAGTAGCTCAATCAGCAAAAGATACCAAAGATCAAAGAGAGCAACTTAAAGGTCTCTTAGATGGGAACGTTGGAGACCTCAACAATTTCACATCAAAACAGTTTGGCAATATCAAAGCTATGTCAATGAATCCGATTGGCTGGATTAGTATGGTATTCGCTGGCAAACTGGCCAAGGTTGCGTCTGTGATTGGTCTTACTCTGATTATCATGGAGATTGTTAAATTCGTCATAGATGAGTCTATGAAACCAGGGAGAGGACTAGACCGACGTTTCAAGAGATTGGCGTCCGAGGAGATTATGCTGTTTATGAATCATCAAGAGCAAGAGAAGCTCCGACGAGGATTCCGGGACGTAAGGGTCACAACAAATCCGGGATTGAGAGGGGGAATGGGCATGGTAAGCGGTAATCTATTCCAACACCAGGCCGTCGCCGGGACCTTGGGAGGGCCTACCGATTATTACTATGACACTAAAGTATCTCTAACAAAATACACGAGCTCCTTTGCTACTGACGCGAATGGCAACCCGCGCGGGGGACACAGATTAAGATAATGGCCGGAGAAAATACCGCAATATTTCGAGTCACAACGGCGGGACAAGATGAGAGCAACGTGCCAAACGATGAAAAAATATTATTCAATCCAACCGATCTCCAAACAAACAACGGATACGTGTTTGCGAGTGAGGTATTCTATCGAAATAGCATACCCGAGAACCCCAAAGTAGCCGGACAAATCAACGAGGTTCAAGACATGGGCCTTGACGGTATCGATGTCCAGCTCACAACCAGGATTCAAAACTCGTCTAACGTATCAGCCGGTTCCAAAATGTCCATTCTAAAAAAATGGTTGATAGAG